CTGACTAATGTTATAACTGTAGTGCCGGCAACTGCCCGCAATAAGCCCATAGCACCAGATACAAGGTCAAACCAGTCATCCACCCCATCAAACCTAACAACAGGCTTCCCATTCAGAATATTTGTTTTATAGGTAGGCGCACCGCTTGCCGTGGCATCATTCTCTTCGCCTGACAAATCGCTCCATGTTTGAACCGTGTCATTATCGCTCAACCCTGTGATAGCGTCAGCGTCAAGGTGGAGGACAAGGCCATTCGTAACAGGAACTGCCATTTACATCACCTACTTCTTCACTTGCTGGTTATCAAGGGGTGTACCCCCACCATTACTGGCGGGGGTTACATTTACTTTAACAGATTTCTTCTTCTTATCATTAACTTTATCTACCTTTTTATTCATTTAAATCACTCCTTAAACTTTCTCAGCTACTGTAGTTGTGAATACAATTGCATCTGTCCAAGAGATCTCAAAATCTCCATCAACACTTGACTGTTCTCCTTCGAAGTCAATCATACTGATTAAGTATTTAGTTGTTCCATCAATATACAGTACGGCATGAGTAGCATCAATAGTACTTGCTTCCCATTTAGGATTGTGAGTAGACTTAAACTGGGTTACTCTACCAACTAAATCTGTAGTGTTGTTGGCTGCGGGTAAACTTTGACCGCCTGCCACATAATTAGTACCTGTTACTTCAGCCGCAGAAACATCTGCCCATAAAGTATTTGCCTGATTCCATGTAGCAGTGTGTAACAATGCACATTTGATATTCACATCTGTTGTCCAATCAAAACCTTGATCCGCAATCACCTTCATAATATTGCTATAAAGTGTGTGCTTAGCCATTAAAAATCACTCCTTTAAATTAATTTTTTTATCCCCATCTTTTAATCTAAGAGTTTGTCTTAGATTTAAAGGAGATATCACAAACATATCTTCCTATCTTCAACTTATTCCTTACCTTAGTCTCGCTTTCTGCCTCTGCAAATCATGGATCTTTTGATTAGACCTTTTAGGCGGCTCTACTTGAGTTGTCATCTTCTTAGAGTAAAAAGGATTAATTGTATGACGGTAGTTATATATTCTTTTACGCAACTCTTCATTTAACTCATCAAGTGAGTAAGGAAACTTTTCAACAAAATCCATAAGCTTTCCTGCCGCCACCTGACTAGCATATCCCCTATAAGGATAAATCTGTTCAATAATTTCTTTTCTGCGAGCTTCCTTTAAATGATCATCGTAAATAGCTGTCAAAATTGTATCTTTCAAATCCTTAGGGTAATCACAATTGAACCCAATGTCACTAAACTCCCAAAATCTCAATCCATGTTCCACATTCCTACGATAATAAGGAGCATTCAAAACCACAACAGGACGATTAAGATAAGCAAATTCAAATATTGTAGAGCTATTATCGCAGACATATACATCAGCTATTTCCACAACTTCATTAAATGTTTTATAATACGGAATACCTAACTTATCATACTGCTTCTTGACTTTGCCAAAAATCCTAGGATGTCCATGACCTATTAAATTAAACTCCTTACACTGTGATAACTCCTCTAAAGTATCCTTATAATAATCCCAAGTACTTCTGGTCTCAGGTACTATACGACCATCCCAATGAAATGATATACATACAACAGGTAACTTGTTCTGTGGCTTAGGTTTAGAAGCCCAAGAGTCTAACTTGGGACAACCAATAACTTCTACAGGAGTAGTAGGATAATTCTCCCTGTGTCCTATAGCGTTATATTCATTAGGCGACAAGAATAGCATAACATTATGTTTAGCTCCCTTGCCGCTAGAATATGAAGGATGATTGCTTATGTATCGCTGACCACTACCATGTTCCATCAAAATCATAGGATATTGTCGCTCTTTTAGTCTAGACAGATCTCCATATCCAGCCACTAAAATTAAATTATTCTGTTCTCTATTCTTTAATTGCTCTAGCAAGCCCGCACTATTCCTATGAATAATCTTATCAGCGCGCGGAACATCTATATTATGTCCACGCATCATAAAAAAATTACCCTTCAACTCTACTGGTAACGCATCCCATACTGGTTTTAAATGTGGACCAAAGTGCTCTTCTTTAACAACTATATCAATTTTCATCCGTACCCTCCTCTCTATTCCGCTATCCAAGCAAACTCTTCATCTTCTTTTTTTTTCTTCTTTATATTGTTCATCTTTGTCCATCTACTTGTTCTTCTAGGCACTGCTCCAGGTTTGCGCATAATGTTGAACAAAGCATTAAATTTGAATTTCTTAATATATACCTCTTCTCTTTTAAATAAGTTTTTATGATCCTCTACTTCTTCTAATACGTTAAACACAAACTCACTATCTCCATATCTGTTCCACGCTTCTTGTAGATAGCGATTATGATGTATGTTATTCTGCAGAGAAATCACATGGTCATCCCATCTTTTATACATATTCTTTGAACTTCCTATGTATCTTTTATTGTTGCGTAAGCAATATATTTCATAGATCCCCTGCACTGAAAATCTCTCCTTTCGTTCATATTAACAAATGCGCATAATCTACCTGTATGTTATAAAGTAATCCACAACCATTACTCTCAATGTAAGCCGCAGAAATTTTGGTAAACTCGTACATAGAAAAAAACCCAGTCGCACAAAATTGTGCTTCTGGGCTAGCTTAAGAGGGCTTAGGTAGCGGCTAAGCTCTGTAAAAAACATTATTTAGTTGTAAAATAAACGGCTACTTTCTCCGCTTGATTTTTACCATATGGAAATATGCATCAAATTAAGCTTAGTCAGCACTAAAGAGATCTTCTCCCTCTAAGTAATTGCCTTAGCTCCGCTGGTTTCTTATCTACTTTTTGATATTGTCGCCACAAATCAATGTTGCTTTGATTCATACTTTTCTTTGTCACTTGGAACGGATGCCATAAATGATATGCTGTATATGCTTTTAGGATAAGAGGTTTTTGTTTAGACATAGTCCTTACAGCAATACCAAAAGCATTATCCTCTCCACCCCAGCCAACAAATCTTTCATCATACCCTCCAGCCGCATAGAAATTCTTTTTAGTTAAAATATGAATACCTGTTCCACGCCTTGGGTGTACATCACACAGCCGACCATCTGGGGCAACATAGAATTTAATTTTATTATCTAATACCTGTCTACTGTGTTCCTTAGAAAGTTTCCACCACTGGCCGTAAGGTATAATATAGCAATAATTACCAATTAATCTAATACCCTTCTGTATAGCTGGTTTTTCTACAATTAAGTCAGCGTCAACAATAAATAATTTATTATACTGACTCTGCTCTACTGCATTATTAATTGCTCTTGCTTTGCAAAAATGTTCATAACCGGTATCATCTTCACCTATGACAATTTCAGCTTTAGGAAAAATATGTTTATATCGCCTAACCTGCCACTCAAAAATTTCTTTCCTATACTCTGAATCTTCTTTATATGCTATAATAATACTAAAAATATGCTACACCCCCTAAACCACTACTCCATTATTGTATAGTCAAATGCATCAATTCTTACTGGATAAAATTTCCTGCCAGGTGGTTTTTTTGAATAACCAACAGACAGTTCACCAATAGGAATGAAACTGACAATTCTATAAGAACTAGGCACTTTAAACACTCTATTAAGCTGGTCCTGTTCTCCCTTTTTATACTCAAGAGGAGATGCATTGACCCAACAGGCACCTAATCCTAAATGGTGAGCCATTAATAATAAATTTTGAATAGCGGCTCCAGCATCCAATCCTCCAAAGTAACTTTCATCATTTTGATAGCAACTCTTATTTAATAAAACCACAATACATGATGGTGCTTTTGCTATAAAAACCTGTCTTTTAATTTGACTAATCATTTTAATTTTATCTCTATTATTAACTAAAATAAAGTCACAAGGCTGCCTATTACATGATGATGGACTCCATTGTGCCGCCCACAGTAACTCTCTATATACATCAATATCTATTGGTTCATCATGCTCCCATTTCCTTATACTACGACGAGATCCTATAACCTGATGTTTAAAGTAATCCTGACTGAGGTAAGGTTCTTCATCCCTTGATTCATTAAATAATACTTCTTCACACCATTTTTGCTCCTTCTCAGACAATGCTAGTTTACATTGTTGATACAGGGTTTTACTATGACTTTTTCTTTTGTCATTACTTCTATTTTCTTCTTTGGCTTTTTCTAATATGTGTATATTTTTTCTAAGCAAGCCAATATCTTTCATTTATTAACTCCTTTCCTTCACTTAATGGAGCACATCAACCTTATGAAACATCTATTGCTTCATTTCACATCTATAAAACTTACGATTGTCTAACTTTCCAATCAAATCAACTGTACTGAAAATTTCTTTAATTAAGGTTGGCATTGTACCTCTTCTATGAGTTTCAAAATAGACCACCTGTGATACACTATCTTTTAAAGACTTGGACAGTCCTTCATTGTCATTTATATGCTGATCTACAGCAAATACAAAAGCGGTATCACAGTAAGGTAATGGAGACTTCCCAACGTCAATATGTTTATAATAGCAAGGAAAACCAAATAAGGTATTTAATCTTATAGCAGCAGTTAAAAGATGTTTATCAACATCTACACCCCATACTTTTGTTGCTCCATATTCTGCAGCCAAAATAGTACCAGCACCAACATTGCACCCAACATCTAAAATAATTTTATCTTTTATATCTCTTTTATCTATCATTGACATCCGTTCCAAAGTATCTCTTCTTCTACCTTTAATTAGTTCTTGACCATTGTAAAAAATACTATGATAAGGAGTACCACTATTTCTCACTCCAAATTTGGAACCTGGTACATTGGCAATTTTAGTCATATATCTATCAAGCTTCAATACCTTGGCAGGAACCTTTCTATTTAAAAATAAACTAATAGCGGCACGGTGTTGTCCACCAACACTTAGAAACTTACCATCAAATCTTTGAACAATGCTAATTGGGTTCTTACAACCATTCTTTTTAATATCCTTAAATAAATTAGTAAATCTTCTAACCTTGTCATCAACACTAGTGTTTATATTATAATAATTAAAGCTTCTTTTCATGTATTCCCTGTATGGCTGCGTATCACCTAATAAAAATTTATAGTGTGGAGTATCCTTCATTTTTACTGTATGATAGCTATCTCCAAATAAATCAACAGTATCAATGTGTTGAAATCCAAAATGCAATAATTTAGAATCCAGTATATTTCTCCTCCATTCCCTATGGTTGTTACCACTTACACTTATTTAGACAATATTAAAATGATCGTGCCAAGCATTCACCAATCTATAAGGATCAACAGACTCTGGCTGAGGCAAACACTGATCTTTAATATCAATCAAATCCTCATCTTTAATTGTTTTAAATAATTTTATAGGTGATTGTTCTTCCCTACCAGATGAACTTATATAATCATTCCATTTAAAATGTACACCCCTAATTTTATCGCTCACCTGTAACCAAACAACAGGAATACCATAGCTTTCAGCCGCTATGGCTCCATGCATACTGGTTGAAATAATCACTTCACATCTGTTAATATTATCAATAATATCAAAAGGATCACTTGTAATATCAATATTTAAAATATCATTGCTGACACTAAATTGGTTCTTGTCTATATAGTGCGGTATCACTCCAATTACATATTCCTTTTCAACCTCAGGAGTATAAATCAATGGCAATAAAGTTCCTGGGTCACCAACAACATCAACCGACACATCAATTAAATCTTTAGTCCAATATCCTCTAACAGCTAGCACAGAAACATTGCGAGGTATTTTAATAGGTCTTGCATGCTTTGCTCCATATCCCCATATAATATCCCCCTCTTGAACAACCCCTTGACCAAGTTCACTACCAATGCATAGTAATTTACCTTTTGTGGTAGCCGGCACATACTTAATATCATGCCCAGAAATCCATTTAATAATAATGGAGATAATAGCTTCGCCAAAATTATTTTTACCAGCACCTGATTGAGGGTTATAATAAAATGTCTTTATTATTGTAATCACCCTTCCTAAATAATGTCTAACTTCACCAACCAACTGGGATGACCATGTGAACATGTACCATCTAACTCTACAATACATCCATCAGTGGCTTCACAAACTGTATCTAACATCCATTCTTTCAATATATAGTCACTAGGTTCATCTGTAGTAGGAAGCGGCCACTCTGCCATTAGTCACTCTCCTTTTCTACTCCATATTCATC